TGATAACTCTTACGTTTTGTGATCCGTCGATATCTGCCATGTCGATAACCTTAACTTCGTTTAAGTCGCTCAATAGACCCGTTCCGAAGTGTAAATCACGCTTAAGACCTAATACCGCGTCGTCGTCGGTAAGACCTGGGCAAAGGTTTACAGGGATACCTTGGAAGTTCATTGGCTTCTCTCCAACGTAGAATTGGAAGTTATAGTTACCCGCAGATAAAGCCGCTTGATATGCTTTCATTGTGCTAGGTCCTACATAGAAACCGTAATCTTCTTTACCATAAAGAGCCGCTGGTGATGCGTCCAACATTGCTTGTAAACGAGTTACAACGTTTGAACCAGTAGTGGCACCACTTGCAGTTTCTTCGATTGCGCTATTGTCAACCAAGTAACCGAACATACCATCTTGACCCGCAACAGATGCGCTATCATAGAATAGGTTAGTTTTCCAAATACCTTTTTCAATTGCTTGTGCAACCTCCGCGCTCACTTGAGCCAAAAGGAATTCTTCAAAAGATGCTGGTAATTTCTCATACGCTGAGTAACCCGCTTGTGCCGCCTCCCAAGTGTTACGCAAGTTGTTCTTACAAAGTTGTAAGTTTACTTGTTTCTCGGAAGTTTCCAATACGTACTCGCCAAGTGTTACACTTGAAGAATCCGTAAAGTCACAAGTAGCGGCGGTTACGTCAACTGAATTTTGCCAATTACGGATAACCTCTTTAAATGCTACGTTAGGGTGTACGGTAATGAAATCTTTTGCTAAAGTTTCACCGCTTAACAATGCGGCCGCGATATATTTACCCGCAAATTCACCCGCGTAGGTGTTTGGGGAAACCGTAGGGCCACTCAATTTGATGTTTTTGATATCTGCCATGATTGTGTTTTTTTTAAAATAATGAGTTAAAAACTCGGTCTTGGATAGTTTCGCCACGCTTTGCACCAATCTTAAATTGGAAGTCGCGCTTTGCTTCACTCTCGGGGTTAAACTTTGTGTGGTTAGCGGGTGTTTCTGCAAGTTGCTTTCTCAATTCTTCGTTTTCCTCGCTTAACTTCACGTTTTCCATTTTCAATTCGTCGTTGCTAGATTCGATTGCACTTAAACGCGCTTCGATTTTAGAAAAATAAGATTCTTCCATTTCGGTTTTAGACTTAACAACTTTTTTAGGTTCTTTCATTTCCTCTTTAGTTGCCATTTCTTCTTCCTCCATTTCCTCTTTTTTGTCGTATCCCGCTTCAATTTCTTCTTCTTCGCCTTCGGTCTTAACCTCAAGGATAACGCCGTTTTCGTCTACGGAAATCATCATACCCTCCTCAAGAGTGTACATACCCGCGGGTACTGGGATATTTCCTTCTTCGGTTACGATAAATACATTTTGTCCGACCTCGAATGCCTCGGCATCAAAAATTGCCTCACCATCGGCGGTTTTAACTTGTGCTAGTTCGGTTTCCACAACCTCGGGCGTGGCCTCGGCCTCAACCTTTGGTGCCTCAACCTCCTTACCCATTACGATGTCGTAAACACGGGCTAGGATGTCTTTTGCATTACTCATATTCAATTAACGTTTGTTTGGTTACGTGTTGGGTTTTTACCTAATGGTATTAACTTTCTTACTTACGCCTTGGTACTCTTTCAACAATCTTTGCGCCGCCTTCATGCCACCCGCAATTTCTTTAGTTGGCATACCTAGGTTTTTAAGTAGTTTTTCCACTTCGTTGTAATTAACCACCGCACGATTTGCCTCTTTTACGGCCGCCCCTACTTCATCACGTAGGTCTTGGATTTTCTTTTGCAAGGTTCTTTTTCTACCAAAGGCATCCGCGTATGCCGCTTGTGCGTCTTGAATTTTGGCTAATTCTGTTTTAATTAGTTTCTTTTGCATATTCGTTTAATAAATTCTTTAGTTTCTCTAATTTGCTTTCGTGTCGGTTCATTACCGTGCTTTTATCGGCAAAGAAACCCTCAATTGAAAAGCCCTTAACCTTACCCGTTTTTACGTATTCGTCCCATATCTCGGCGTTGTCTACTTTCATAGCCACGTACCAAGTTCCCACGGGATCGTTTAAACCATACGCCGCGCTTTTGTCGTGTTGTTCGTCAATCTTTAACCATGATTCTACCAAGGTTAACCCGTTAATGCTTATTTCATGCTCTAACGTGGCCTTGCTTTGGTTGCCATTCTTTAGGTATAATTGACTTGCTTTCTCGATTGTCGCTTTTGAAAAGTAAACATAAAATTCTTCGCCGTCCTGGTTCCTATAAATTGGCTTATTAGGAATTAAAGCGGGACCCATTAATATGCGTTTGTCGGTATCAACGGTTGCAAATTGTACCGCGTGGTTTTTTAATGCTATAAAATTGGATTCAATGGCGGGGCTTTCTACTATCGAAATAGCACTAATGCCCTCGGCCATTTGGTCATCGTCTAAAATTAGTTCTACGATACGCATTACTTAATTTTATTTAATTCCTTTTGCCAGTCTAGCAATGCCCCGTTGTTATCTCTAATTTCCCCTAATAATTTAAGCGCATTTTTATATTCTGCAATTGAACTTGGATTAACACCAATATCTTCGGCGGCATTACCAATAATTGATATTTTATCCTCCAATTCATTAGTTATTTTATTGTGAAATTTAGTTGACGATCTAATAATTCCCTCGGCATCTGACCAAAGTTTCATATATTCTTTATATGCGCTTTGGGCTTTTTTACCCCATTTAAAACCATCTTCTTGGTAACCTATATGTTGTTTTGCGTCTTGAATTACTCTTTGCAATTCCTTCATTGCGTTTAACTCAACTTTTACAACCTTCTTTTGCATATCTAATTAACGTTACTTGGTACCTAGTGTTGCGTTTTGTCTTATGTGCCTATCTAGACTTTGTTGGCTTGTTACGTTTTGACCCACTACGTAAGCCCTTGCGGGTTTTCTCATTTGTCCCGCAATGTCGGCTTGTAGTTGCGCCCCCGCGTCTAATTGACCGCCTATTATTCCAACACTTGGTCCCGCTAATTGTGGGGTGCCTCCACCTCCACCGCCTCCCATTGGTGGGGTTGGTAATTCGGTTTGTGTAATTGCCCTTACTTGTGCAAGACCCGACGCGATAACACCCGCCGCCGCAATAGGTCCAAAAATACCGCCTTGGCCTAACGCCTTCGATGCACCTTGGTACGTATTAATTATGGCTTGGGTTACGGCTAACGCTTTACCGAATTTGGAATCTTCGCCAACCAATTGTTGCACCCCGCTTAATCCTTGCATCACCGCATCCATTTGGGCTTGTGCTACTTCTTTGGCGCGGTCCTTTTCTTGTTGCGCTATCTCGGCTTTGTAATCGTCCGTTTCTTTGGTCAAGGTTTTAACGTCGGCCGCATATTGCGCATCTAATACCTTTTTTTCGTTTACCGCATCCACATACGCTTGGGTTCCCTCTTTTAATTGGCTTAATTCTGTATCTAATAATTCCGTGCGGCTTTTATATTCATCGTCTAATGCTTTTTTACGTGCGGCAAATCCTTCTAATGTGCCTTCTAATGCCTCCGCGTTACTTTCGTTTATAATCGTATTGGCCTCTATTGTTCCCTCCGCTAACGATCGCTTTAATTCGATTTGCTCTTTTTCTAACGAATTTATATTGGTCAATTGTTCAGAACGTAGCCCCGCGTATTTTGCCTCTACGCCCGTTAATTCTTGTTGGAGTGATAGTATTTCGTTTTGCCTTTCCTTGGTTACCCCTAATAATTTTTGTTGCGTCTGTAATAAACCAATACGACTTTGCAAATTTGCTTTTTCTTTCTTTTCCCCTTCGTCTAATATTCTAGCCAATTCTTCGTTGGCGGCTATTCTTTCGCTTATTGTTTTGCTTTCATCGTCGCGTATTTGCCTTTGCTTTTCACTCATTAGGTCGTATTTCTCAACAATACCAGTGTATAAAATGCTTAGGCGTTCTATATTATGCTCGGCCGTTGCTAATACTTCGCGGTTATCAAATGCCGCTTTTGTACTTGAGGCAATCGTATTAAATGCCTTTTTGGCTTTGGTTCCTAAATTCTCAACCACGGCTACGGTATCTTCAACACCTAAAACCACTTTACCCAAGGCATTAGCCGCCGTTTTACCCGCCTCGGCAAATTCCCCTTTAAATAATAAACCTATGGCCTTACCTAAATTGGGAATTAACTCTAATAACCCCTCAAATCGGGTTACTATATTGTCGTAAATAAGTTTGCCGAAGTCCTTAATAGATTGTACGGGGTCAGAAAATACCGATTGCAAACCATTAAATAAAGGCCCTAATAAATCAATTACGCCTTTTATTACACCTTGGAATACAACCATTGCGGTGTTCATTAAGTCCTGGACCTTTTGATTTTCCATTAGGCCATCGCGTAGGCTATCTAAAGCCCCAACGACTAAACCAATACCAAGACCGCTTTTTAGGGTGCTACCTAATCCACTAAACGCGCCTTTACTTTTCTCGGCGGCATCGCCTACGTCTTCAACCGCTTTAGATGCTTGATTACCTTTTTTACGGCTATCCTCTAACGCGTCGTTTAATTCGTCGATTACTTTTGCGCCCCCTTTGTCGTCTATCTCAAGGGTTACTTTTATTTTTTCGGCCATTTAATTAGTCTTTTAATATACTTCAATACGCCACCCCATGAGGTAACAATTTTATTTTGGCCTTTGGCTATTTCCATACGCTTGGAAACGCCGCGCCATTCATCGCTTTGAATTATTTTTATTACTTCGCTTATCATTTTGTTTCAACCATTAATCGAGCCGTATTTATGTCCACATTACCAGAGTGATTATCGATGCAACTAACCCCAAGGGTTACAACATCCCCCGCGTTTAAATCCAAAATTGTGCTAACGCTTGTGGATTGGTCGGTAGTTCCTACATTACATTCGGCTAATGTGACTTGATCGTTAATCAATACCGCCACGCTTAAATCATGGCCATGCGAATGGTCTAACCCAATCATGCCCGTAATTTTATATCGTGCGCTTACGCTTATATCTACCGAATTAGTACCTAAACCAAAATAAGCACCATTCCCATATAATTGGCTACTATCTAAACTTACGGCCGTATAGTTTCCAAATTCATCTACGGTTATAGTTTCGGTGCTGGTGGCGTATGCGGTTATTACATTTATTCCCTTGAGCAATTCACGAACCGCCCGATTCAAGAATCCAACGTTACTAAACCCATAACCTTTTTGGCCTAGGTTGTCTACGGTTACATCCCCGTTTAAATCGGGTTTACCATGCGTTACCGCCCTACCTACACTATCCCCATTAAGAACACTTACGCCATCTACTCGGTCATCGCCATCGGTCCATCCTACGCCATCCCCCGCACTTGAGTATTTTTGTACGTCAACATCGGGGTAACTAATCAACACTAGTTTAGCCCTTTCCGCTAACATATCATATTCTATGCTTTGGATTTTGTAGTAATTAGAACTTACGGCGATAGTGTCGTTCATTTCTAAATTAAGCCACTCGCCAACGGGCAAAACCGCATCCAAATAAACTACTCGGCTTTTGCTTGAATACAACCGCGACAAATACGCCCTCCAAAATTCTACGTACATAGTATTGGTTGGAGTATCCCCGCTTAATGTCGTTTCTAATCCAAACGCTAACGAATAATCGTCACT